ATATTCAAAAAAAATTAAAATTTTTGATAAAAAAAATTGTTTTATTACAAAAACTAAATGGTCAACAAAAAACAATAATTATATTTTATTCAAAAATAATTATTATATTATAGAACCAGGTTATTATTATATTTTAAATAAAGAATGTGAATTATTTTTTAATAAAAATATTTTTGTTTATAATGTTTAAATAAAATAACGTTTCTTATTAAGACAAAATGTTTAATCAAAAAATTAATGGTTATACATCAGAAAACGCAGAATATCTTAATCATAGTATAGGAGCACCTTATATTAGTGCAAGGGAAATACATAATTGTGGGACAACTATTCAAAAATATACAAAACCAAATTCTTGTTCAAGTCTTCCTTTACAAACCTGGTGTTCCAAAAATGTTGCTGTTGAATCATTTGCTATGAGACCAATTGTTAATTCAAAAGAATATTTTCAAAATATAAAAAGTTATCTTTCAAGTATTATTTATACAGATTCTATTAATTTAAAAAATAGTAATTTAACAAAAGAAAATTATAGTTTATTTAGTGATTATGGTTATGAACCAGAAAGCTCCTTTTTACAAACAATTAACTTAGAAGTTTCGGATAAATTAAGTTATCTTATGAGTGCTTCATCTGACCAAATTTCAATTTTTAAGAATTTTAATCCAATATGTGAAGGATTTGTTATAACTGATATAGATATAAACACTTATAAATCAAATCAAAACCCAAATCATTATTTTCACCGTGTATTATTTTCTGCATTCAATACAACCAGATACAACACAATTTCTTTTAAAGCAGAACTTTATCAAGATACATCTTCAATGATGCAAAATTGGAATAAATCAATTAATCAAGTTGAAAATAGTCAAAATGTAAGTGGTAATAATTCTAATTCAGTTGTTTACCTTAGTATGATTGATTTAACAAATAATACTAATTGTGTGTTAGGACAAGAAAATGATTGTGCATTTAAAGCTCATACATTTAGCTCATTTTCACAATTATTAAATGATAATTTTTTAGAAGATCCAAATGGTATTAACTGGATTCAACCAGATGCTATAACAAAAGATAAATATACAATCAATGGTAATTATGACAATAATGGAAATATTTCTATTGTTGATTTTGGACCTGATAATATAGACCAATTAATAAAAAACTTAAAGGTTTAACCGTTATAAAAATAAAAATGATGGGTAAACTTGAACTTATTATTGGAAATATGTTTAGTGGTAAAACAACTGAACTTATTAGACGTATTAATAAAGAAAAATCAATTAACAAACGTATTTTAGTTATTAATTACATAGATGATAATAGATACAATAAAACTGATACAACTGATAACATAGTTTCACACGATAATCTAAAAGTAAATTGTATAAAAGTTAAAAAATTAGAAGAAATAAATGTAAATAATTATGATTCATTTTTTATAGATGAAGCACAGTTTTTTGAAGATCTTTATTCTTTTGTATTATTGTTAGTTGATGTTAAAAATAAACACGTAATTGTTTCAGGACTTGATGGAGATTCATTTAGAAATCCATTTGGTGATATTATTAAACTTATTCCATTATCTGATACAGTTGATAAATTAACTGCATATTGTAATAAGTGTAATAACGGTGTTATTGCACCATTTACTAAAAAAATAAATGGTAACACAGATTTAATTGATATTGGTGGTATTGATAAATATATACCAGTATGTAGATATCATTTTTTTAATTTTTAACCTTTTTAACTTTTTTAACTTTTTTAACCTTTATTTTATTACCTTTAATTGTTAAAACAGAACCTTCACCTACTTTACTTTTTTTACATTTTTTTGAACAAACTTTAACTTTTACACATTTTTTTACACAAACTTTAACTTTTTTGGTTTTTTTACCAAATTTTAAAGGGTTATATGATGGCGCTTGACCTATAAATATACTTTTATTTTGGACTCCTTGGGGTCTAGGTAAATTATCAGACAAACCACCACCATATAAACTTTTAATAGTATTTGAATTCATAATGTATTGACTACCATAAGCTGGACCCATATTTAGTTTACCAAATTTTGATTTTTTTTTATTTCCAAAACCAGTATTCATTGAAACAATTTGAGGATTTGGTGAATCAAATACCATTCCAGGTGATGCTAAACTTATTTTTCTGTTAATATTACAAGTTCTATTTAAACCATACAAAGTTCCTAATTGACCATTAGGCTCTGCCATTCTAATATTGTTAAGATATTCGTTTTTTAAAACATTATCAAAATTACCTGGTCCTTGATCTCTACCTAATGATCCTGAAATTAATGCATTATTACCAGTTCCCCAAACACTTTCTATACTATTACTAAAACTAGGAGGTATGTTAAATCCTTTATCGTTAGGAAAATTTTTTCCATATTTTGCCCAAGTTCCCAATTGGGGTAAATATGATTCATCACTTCCAAAACGCAAGCACCGAGGTCTTCTTTTTTTACCAAATGCATTTTCTTTAACAATAAGTTTATTAAAATCATTAGTATTTTTAATTAAATTGTAAGTATTATAAGTTCCATTTTTATTTGGAATATACCAAGTAGGTGTATATTGAATAAACGGAACATTATGCTTGTCAACATCAACTATATTTATAAATACATTTGATTTACCTTTAAAATATTGTTTTAATAATTCAAGTTGTTCTATACATACACCACATTTTTTTGATGTAAATAAGATTGGGACTTTATTCATTCTTTTAATTAAACTTTATTTTTTTTTTAAAAATAAATGTAAATAAAAACAATGAGTGAATCTGACGGTTCTGATTCAGAAGGAGAAAATGCAGGTTATGATTCTCTATCAGAATCTGAAGGAGAAATGAATGAAAGAGAATTATCAGAAGAACAAAAAAATAAACAAATTTATAATGGACTTATTAGTGATAAACTAAGTAATATTTTAGATTTTGATAATGGTAAAATAAACGAAAGAGAATACAGTATTTTTATGTCAGGTGTAAATAAAAAACTTCAAGAATTAGAATTTGAAGATACATCTGTTAATAAAAAACTTATAGAACTTGAATTAGATTTTAAATTACTTTTAGAAAAGTTTGAACGTAGAATTAAATCATTAAAAGAATCTCAAAATAAAAATTTTTTAAATAAAGATGAAGTAAAAGAATTACTTGCATTAGAATATACTATTGAAAATTTAAACGAAGAAAATAGAACAGATTTATTTTTAGATTATAATGATTTTATTAATACTTGGAACCAAATATCACCAGATGAACAACAACTTATTATAAAAGCAATTAACAAAAAAAAAAATATATTTCCAATAGATTTTCCTACACGTGAAAATTTTGCAACTGACCAACAGTATCATTCTGCAAGTATTTATTTTTTTAATAGATTTGGAGAACAATTATTTGAAATGTTTGGGGCATTTTTTCCTGGATATTTTGATATATTTTTACACAAAGAAGAAAAAGAAATTGAAAGTAATCTAAATTTAACAAAACCAAGAAAAGGAATACCTAATTATGAAGAAAAACTTTTAGAATACTATAAAAAAGGTGTTCAGTATTTACCGGGTTATATTTTAAAAATGAATACTAAAAAAATAGGTGAGCTATTTGAAAAAACAGAATCAGAAAAAAAATTTACAAAAAAAGGTTTTCCTATAACAGTTTCTGTAAAACCACCAAAACAATCATTTGAAGAAATGAAACAAACACGTTTAGAATTACCTATAAGATTAAAACCACATCAAGAATTATGGCAAAGAAAAATAATATTAATTCGTAAATTATTAAAAAATGCAACTAAAGAACAATTAATAAATTGTATTATGAACGCAACACGTTTTAAAGAAAATGTAAGTGATATAAAACCAATGAAAGAAGATACACTTGAAGAAATTGAAGAACTTAAACAATTAAGAAATAAAGGTGAATTTAAACCAGAAAAAGTTCCATTAAAACCAAAATTCCAAGAAGTTCCTGAAATAGAACGTGTAAAATTACCTGAATGGGAACCTGTAGGAGGCTATCCTAGACTTCCTTCTAATTATGACGAATTAACATTAAAAGATATTAAACAATTAATTTTAAATGAAAAAATTAATTTAGATTTACGTAATTCTGAAAGAATTCGTATGGAAAAAGAAAATCAATCAGGTATATATGTTATTAATTGGAATCCAAAAAATATTAATAATGAAGAAATTATTAAATGGAATAAATTTAAAACAAGTATATTAGATTCAAATAAAAAAGAAGTTGTAAAAATAAATTTATTAAATGAATATCGTAATAAATTATTACATAAATTCAATATAAATTTAAAATATAATTTAGCAGTTTTAAGTAAAGAAATAAATAATATTATTAAAAATATAAAAGACCTTGAAACTGTTGAACATTACAAAGAAAGAGAAGAAATGAATGTTCAACGTAAAAAATATGCTGAATCATTAAAACAACAATTTAAACAATTACCACCTTCCCCATCATTAATACCTTACAAATTACAAAATAATACATTAAACGAAGTAATTCAAGCATATCGCAGAAAATTAATTGTAGAACGTCAAAAACAACCATATAAAATATTATATTTACTTGAATTATATGACCTTAATGAACTAAATAATACAATGGTTATTAATGACATTAAGGTTATACCCATAATTATTTATAATAAAATAAAAGATTATCTTATTAATGAATTAAATAAATTAATAAATTTTGAACAATCTAAAAAATATTTATTTGAAAGTATTCAGATTATCAGTCAAATTATGGGTATAACCTTAATGTCATTAACAACTGCAAAAAATGCAATTACTGAATTAATAGAGAAATGGAAACCAAATTTTAATGGTGAAATTTTAATGGATTTTTATGGAGACAATTTATTATTAAAATTAACAAATACAATTGACCCTTATAAATTTTATACAAATATTAAAGATTATGATAATATGGTAAGAAGATTTACACCTGAAGAAGAAAAAACTTATACACGACCTAAAACATTATTTGAAGGTAAATGGTATGATGTTCAATATCTTGATAAAGACTGGGGAACACATCAACCACTCAAACAATATAAATCGGAATTACAAAAAAATGGAAGAACCGGGCAAATGGAAGTTGTAAATAAAATTGTTGTTAAAAAAGGGAGATATCCATTTATATTAAGAGAATTACAAACATCAACTTTAGGTAAAACTATAGATGTATGGACAGAAGTTAATCCAGGTTCAGTTACTTATAGTTCAGCATTTGGAAAAAAAAAAATAAAAGTTAAAGTTAAAACAAAATTATGAAAGAAAAAAAACCATTTTGGGACGTTGATGAAAATAAAGGATATATTACACTAAAAGCAAATGATGGTTTGGATTATAAAGTTTGGAATGGAGATCCAGATGAAAAACATCAAAAAAAATGGTGGTATACTGCAACAAATAAACAAGAAACTGCAGAAACATTAGCACGAGTCCGTAAAGACCTTAATACAATTTTAATTTATCTTATGAAAAATGAATATCTTTACGCTAATGACCCAATAGCTTTTGGTATTTATCATACATTTGATTTACATATACCTTGTTGGAATAATCTTAATTTAAATGAAAATAATCTTAATGAAACTATAAATAAAAATTGTAATTTTAATGGAACACTTTTTATTTATCAAGAAATGAGACCCAATGACGATGGTATATTAGGATTAAATAAACCAAAAAAAATAATAACAATTAAAGCAAAAATTGATAATAAAACTATTGATTATGAATTAGGTAAAAAAAGACTTATACTTTTAACTCTTAGAAATCAAAATAATGGAAATTTATATGATTATTCTAAAATTTTAGACCTTGCCATACACGAATTAACTCACACAACGTGTAATGATGTTAGATGGGTCCCGGAATGGAAAGGTGGAAATCACCGTGAACCTTATCCAACCTATCACAAACAAATGAGACAATGGGCTAAAGAATGTAATGTTCTTTAAAAAAAAATATTATAAATTATAACAATGACAACTACAATTCAAAATTTAAATGTAACTGGTATTCTTAATGCTGCAAATGTTAGTGGTTCTATATCTTCAGATGCTTTAGGTAATTTAAAAGCAGGAACTAATGCTTTTATAAATAATGTATCAGGTATTACTAATGTAGCACTTGGAAGTAGTGCACTTACTAGTAATGTATCTGGTAATTCAAATATAGCAATTGGATCCCAAGCTTTAAATTTTAATATAATAGGTGCTAATAATGTAGCAGTTGGTCACAATTCTTCAACTTTAAATACAGAAGGTATTAATAATACAGCAGTTGGAACCAGTTCATTATTTAGTAACATATTAGGTAATCATAATGTAGCAGTTGGATCCAGTTCATTATTTGGTAATAAATCAAATAATAATGTAGCTATTGGGTCTGGAACTATGTTTCTAAATACAATAGGTAATAATAATGTAGCAGTTGGTTATAGAGCACTTACTAATAATGTTGATGGTAGTGATAATGTAGCAGTTGGAGGTTATTCTATGGAACAAAATATAACAGGTGTTAATAATACAGCAGTTGGTCAAGGTTCATTGTATTTAAATGAAACAGGTGTTAATAATACTGCAGTTGGTCAAAATTCTATTCGAAACAATACAGCCGGTTCTAATAATACAGCAGTTGGTCAAGGTTCATTAAGTTTAAATACAACTAGTAATGATAATACAGCAGTTGGTTATAATTCACTACAAACAAATACAGAAGGTTATAAAAATACAGCAGTTGGGACTGAATCTATGAACCTAAATACAACTGGTTATGTTAATTGTGCATTCGGGTACCAAGCTTTAAATGCAAATACAACTGGTTATAATAATGTAGCTATAGGTGGTAATGCACTTACTATTAATGAAATAGGTAATAAAAATACAGCAATAGGTGTGGGTGCACTTCAACTTAATACAACAGATAATAATGTAGCAGTTGGATTTCAATCACTTGTTATTAATTCATCTGGAACAGATAATTGCGCATTAGGATACCGGTCTTTATTTTCTAATACAATAGGTGCTAGTAATGTAGCAGTTGGTTTTGAAGCACTTAAAAATAATAAAAATAATAATAATACTGCAGTTGGTTATAAATCATTAACTGCAAATACAACTGGTAACTATAATACAGCAATTGGGCATAGTTCTATGCAAAGCAATACAATAGGTTCTAGTAATACAGCAATTGGGTTAAATTCTATGCAAATCAATACAACTGGTAATGATAATACAGCAACTGGGTTTAGTTCTATGCAAAGCAATACAACTGGTGTTGGTAATACATCAAATGGGACTAATTCTATGATTAATAATGAAACTGGTAATTATAATACATCAATTGGGGCATCTTCTTTATTTTCAAATACAGATTCTAATAATACTGCAGTTGGTTATTATGCAGGATATAATATTGAATCAGGAACTAATAATATTTGTATAGGATATAATGCACAACCATCATCTCCCACTGTTAATAATGAAATTACACTAGGTGCTATTGGTAATGGAGGAAGTTTAAGATTACCTGGAATACAATTTACAACTGCAACACTTATTACCAATAGTGGTTCAATCCCTATAACATTAAGTGATGGTGATGGTGGATTTGTTACAAAATATATTATGCTTTCAAATTCTGCTTAAAATAAAATAATAGTTACTTTTAAAGTATGGAAACTATAAATAATTATCTTTTACTGATAATAATTTTAATTTCATTTTTTATAATTATTCTGGTTTATGTAAAATACTTTTATAAAATTAATTTTTCACCAGTTACCAGTGGTATTCCAGATACAGAAAGTAAAAATCAAATTATTGATTTAAAATCTGAACCAAATGTTTACCAAACTGAAGATACACGAATGCAATTTTCAGATTTAGCTCCAGTAAATCCAATTGTAAAAAAAAGAGTTATTATTAATTCTGAACCAGTAAGTCAAGACCTTTTTACACCTTATTTTGATACAGAATTTAGTATATTAGATACACCTCCAACACCAAATACAAATGAATTAAATGATAATATTATGATTAAGATACCTCTACAAATGAATTATCCCAACGATAATGAACAATTACGGTCACAAAAAATTCTTGTTACAAATTATAATAAAATAAAATACGGTAATTGTTAAATTAAATTATGTTTTTAATTTATTTTAAGTCAGCATCTAATTTGCAATGGAAAATTATATGCATCAGTTGCAAGTTTAAAAGCACATCATAAAACAAATAATTGTACATTAATTTTAAAAAATAAAAAGATACACTTGATGAAATTAAAATTGGACAAGTTTATTCTTTTAATTTAAATTTAAAGGGTTAAGATTAATCAAAAGAATAATTTCATCATTATTATTTGATAAATCAATTAAATATTTAGCATAATTATGATTAATATTTTTATGAAATTTTTTACGTTTAAAATGAATAGCACAGCTATTACAATAAATTATTTTATCAATTTTTCTCCACTGGGGTGAAAAATCGATAAAACAATTGGAACAAACAGTTTTCATTTTTATTTAAATAAACTTTTAATTTTTAAATTAATTTAAAATAAATTAGTTTATTAGATGAATGTTAAAAGTTCAAATACCTATTTATAATCAGTTATTATTAAAAACTTGGAAAGTTCCTAAATTTAATAAAACAACATCTGTAGTTTATAATTTACAAGGAATAAAAACTGGAATAAAAGAATCTATATCTAGACAACGTGTTATTACAAACATAAATGGTGATATTATTACTGAAGAAGAATATAAATTATTGGGAGAACCAGAAGAATTTAAAGTAACTTATTTATCTAAAAAAGATTACATTACAACTATAAAAGAAAATAAAGAATATTTTAAAATAAAAAATGAATACATACATTTAATTAATAGATTTAGAGAAAATGAAAGTGACCAGTTTATTGGTGGTATGCCAATACAACTTGAAAAAAAATGTATGAGTGTTTTATTAAAAGAAAATAATGGTAAACTTGTTTACGGAATAACATTAAAAGCAGATGGTGTTAGACATCTTATGTTTTTATCTAAATCTGGTGTAATTTATTTTATAGACCGTATTACAAATTTTTTTTATTTTAAAATTGAAGAACAAATAGTTGGTTTTAAACCATCAACAAACCAATTTTTATTTGACGGTGAATTAATTTTTCATAAAGAAATTAATCGTTGGGAATTTTTAATTTTTGATGTTATTTATTTTAACAATTTTACTATGTTTGATAATTATTATATTAGACAACAAATTATTAATAATGTATTAAAAGAAATAATTAATCCAATTAATATAGCTTCTAATGGATTTCTTGATATTTCTGTAAAAAGTTGGTATTCAATTGATACAATGCTTTTAACAGATAATATTTATAAATTTATAATAGATGATACAAATTTATGGAGAAAAAAATTAAATAATAGACCTCCATTAAAAGAAGATGGTTTGATATTACAACCATTTGATGAAAGTTATGTTCCATTTAGAGAATGGAATGTTTATAACAATATTCAATTTAAATGGAAACCACCTTCACAACTTACTATTGATTTTAAAATAAGAATTGTTAAACCAAATGAATGGTGGTTATTAACTAAAACTGGTCAAGTTTTTCAAATAAAACAACCAAATGGAGAAAATGTAAATGCAATATGTGTTCCAACAAATAAAGATAAAAAAATTTATAAGGACAGCGATGTTATTGAATTTAAATTAAAAGAAACAAATAATTCACAAAATAATATTTTTGTTCCTATACATATCAGAGAAGATAAAACTGAAGGTAATAGTTATAACACAGCAATGAGTACAATGGAAGTTATTAAAAATTATTTTACTTTAGATGAAATAAAACCAGCAATTGCTGTTATAAAACTAAATTTACCTGATAAATTACCACTTTTAGAATTATATCCTAAAAGTAAATTAATACTTTGTTATTTAAAAGTATCTAAAACTTTATTTTTTGACGAAGACGACATAAAACAAATAACACAAGTATATAATACTTATGTTTCTAAAAAAATGAATAAAATATTTAAATCAGATTTAAAAGCTAAAACAACAAAACATTTAGGTAGAATAACATCAATTCGTGGATTACCAGTTCCTCAAATAAATGAAGAAGATGAAGAAGATGAAGTCGTTCGTGAGTCTCGTATTCGTAAAATATTAAAAAATAGAATTGAATTATATCCACCAACAAACCGATTTTTAAAAAATAATTATGAATTGGAATTTAGAATTTTTCCATATATAGCTAAAAGTTTAAAGGGCGAAGATGAAAAGAAAACAATTAACAAGGGAATGTATTTTTATTTATTAAGTTTTTTATTTAAATCTGGTTATAAATTTATTTCTAGTTTTACAATAGATGTTATATTAAATGAATATAACCCAACTGGAAAATATAGAAGCACTTATAAAGATATATCTTTAACAAATCCAGACAACGAATTTAAAGAAAAAGTAAAAGACTTTGAAGGAGAAGATGTAAATTTTATAATGAAACCAACAAACAAAGATAAACTTTATAATAATCTTACATTAAAATTAAATTTATCAAATGAAATTAAAACAGTTCAACAAATTAAATTAAAAACAGAATTACACGACCGTGTAGTTTATAACACAACACGTATAAAAAAGAGATTATCATTTAATATACATCCGTTTTGGAGATTAGATATTACAAGAGTAATAACAAATAATGGTAAAATAGATTTAAATGGAAATGAAACTTATGAAATAGAATGTGAATACATAGGTGGTATTATTCCAGTTCAGGAGTTTTTAATAAGTATGAATTATGTATATACACTTGTTTTAATGAATTCCGGGTATTGTTTTTAAATGCTATGCATTTAAAATAATTTGTTTTTAAGTGCTTTCAACTCTTAATTTGTTTCCAATACCATTAAAATAATAAGCAAAATGGTCTAATACAAATCCAGGTGGACTTGTAAGTTCTGTAAAAGTAGTTGATGGTATTGGGTTATTTATAGATTCAATAATAGTTATAACTTCGGTATAAGTATTTATTTGACTATCAAGAACAGATAAAGGTGTAAATGGTTTTCTTTGGTCTATTTTATGATCAGTTCTTTTTAAATTAATTCTAAATAAAACTATCCCACTTTCATTTAAATAACGATTTGAAAATAATTTAGGTATTTCTATATCATTATTTGGACCTTGTTGTAATAAAGTTTTTGGTATTTTTTGAGAACCAACACTTATTACCCATCTATTTGTATTAAGAAATTTAACATTTAATGCAATTGTAGTATTTGAATCGTGTAAAGTATCATTCCATAAAAGAATATTACCTGTATCAAGTGGCATAAAAAGTAATGAGCTTGTTTCTTCTAAAGTAAGATAATATTTAGAACCATAAATTATATTTAAATCATAATTTAATTCAATTGGTATTTTAGTTTTAAGATATTCAGTTACTGATTTTAAAAAATAATATCTATTATTTTTAGAATTATTGTAAAAATCTAACTTATAAATGTTTTTACCTTGGTGATAAACAATATCGGTTGGATAAAAAATCCATTTTTCAAATGGATAAAGATAACCTTCAATAAGAGTATTTGCTAAACCAGGTTCATCTGTATTTGCTTCAGAAACATCATTAAAATTATTTATAAAAAACCCATTTCCAGTTTTATTAAAAAATAATTTAACAAAAATAGTATCGTTATTAATAGGAGTTACCATATATTTATTTTGTGCTATTTGTGGAAATGTAAAATATGTAAGTGGTATTTTTTTATAATTTATATAATCAGGAAGTTCACCAAGAACTTCTTCTTTGAATAAATTATAATCAACTTCAGTTGTTTTAAATATATCAACGTTAAAATAACCATTGTCATCCATAAAATCAATTATTTGTTTTTTTGTTAAGTCTTTTAAACCAGGAAATCCTCTTTTTTCTATAATTTTAGTTCCGGGAATATAAACATAACTTAAATTATCTGGTTGGTCAACTTGGTATCCGTTGTAAAGTAAATTTCTGTAATATTCACGTGAACCTGGTTTACCATCTTTATTATAACTTGCACAACAAGGTTCAAATTTACCATCGGGTCTTTTTATACCACCAGGTATATTATAATAATTTTCCATTGGGCAAACTCCTGAAAAACTATAAGGTATTGGTCTAAAATCACCACTACCCGCTTTTGTTCCAGGTCTATTATGACACATATGTGGTTGTTTGCTATCTATAGTATTTTTTATTTTAGATTTTTTTGGTGTTTTAGAATCTTCCATTATTATTTGATAATTTGATTCAATTGAATAAATCAAAACACTACTTAATAATTTTCTTAAAAAAATATAAATTTTATTTAATTCAGAATCATTTAATGCTTCCGAATTAAGTTCTTTATCTGTATAAGATGCTTTAATTTGGACACTTCCTCTTAAGTATATCATTATAGTAAATTTAATTAATAATTGACTTGGGTGAACAAGTGTAAATAAAATAAACGGGTTTGTAATTTTATTACTTCTACTAACAATTTCACCAGAATTATAGATATATTTAGTTATAAAATAATAATTTTTATTTAACATAAAAACATTTTTTCCGCCAATTTTTTTTTTAAAAATAGGTGTATTTAAATTAGTATTAAGTGAATTTAAATTAACTATCAATTTTTCATTAAATCTTTGTGGAAAAATATTAAATTGAGCTGTAATCATAAATTTATAACTTGAAGTAAGTGTATAAGGTTTTTGCATTATCGCATCGGGAACTTCATTTATAGTTCTTATTAAAAGACTTGGTAAACTATCATCATCAAATTTTGCATAATTAATATTTATACTTCCATTTTTAGAAATTCTAATAATACATTTAGTTTTATCTTGATATTCATATAATAGTTCTAAGTTGTCAGTAAAAATTTTACTTCTTGCTCTTTTACTTGCAACTTTCTTTTGACCTCTTTTTTTAACAATTAAATCATAACTAGTTCCCTCTACTGCACCAGGAAAACGAGATGTTTCTTCTGATAATACTAAAGATGAATTAAAAGGTCTATAACAATTTATTTTATGATAATCAGGTCCAGTATTTTCACAATATATACAAACAAAATCAGATTCAATTGGTCCTTTGGGTGGAAAACTATAACTAAAATCAACTTTAGTTTCATCTTTTTGAACTTGAAAATAACTTTTAGAAATAAAACCAGGAAGAACTTGGGTTAATGGAAAATCATTAACAAGTTTTTCTAAATTTAAAATTGTTATTTTACTTTTTTTATTTGAATTTACACTCATACTATGAAAACCTAATTCTAAAGGTGATATTTCTGGTGTTTCATTTAATTTTTTAACATTCATTCTTAAAATTAAACCTTTATTTTAATTTAATTATAAATTTAGCTTTTTTATTAATAGAAAAATGATAAATTATAATTTTACCAAGTTCTTCAAATTCTAATGTTCCTTTAAAATCAGATGTTCCTTTGATGTATTCTTGAAAAATCTTTTTAAGTTTTGGAACAAATGTAAATTCATTATTAAATAAATTAACTGTCCCATTTTTATTTTCAAAAAATTTTAATTTTTTTGCAATATCCAAACATATTTCTATTTTTTCTTTTTCCGAATAAAACATAAATAAATTTAAAGGTTATAAAATTTAAAGAATAAATGTTTAAGTTAAATAAATTTTAAAATTATGGAATATATATCTTACGTCAAAATATTTAATCAAGTTGTTGATGAATTTTTTATAGAACTTATAGAAATATTTCCAGAAGAAACTAAAATAAAAGTGCAATATACATTATTTCAAACTCTTATTAAAGCAAACGCCAAACAACCTTGTATTAAATTTATGACAAATTCAATAAAATATCTTGAAAAAATAGCATCACGTGATGAAGATTTTTTTAAAAGTGCAGATAAACCTGGTATATTACAATCAATGAATATTGAAAAATTATGGACAGATGATTTATCACCAGTTACTAAAAATGCTATTTGGAGATACATTCAATCATTTTTTACAATTGGTATTAAAGTAATTGAAATGCCACCTGAAACACACGCTATTATTCAATATATAATCGATTACAAATCAGTTTAATCGATTAAATTTAAATTAATTTAGTTTAAATTAAAATAATTTGTATAATAAAAGCGTATGACTGAATTTTGGTTAAATAATTTAACGGAATTATTTAATGTAGATAATTTTGATTTTAAAGAAGGTGATAATTATATTAAATGTCTTAACATAGTAGCGTTATTAACTATGGTTATAGGTACAACAACAGTAATTTTAACTAAAAATTCAATTTATTTTGCTATTATGGTTTTAATATTATCTTTTACTATATTAATTAAATCTAATATAACTACTTCAATGTTTACACCAACTGAAAACATTATTGATTCTAATTTAACAAATAGTTATGACACAGGTGTTTATTTGGTAAGAGCAGTTAATAATAATCCAAATGAATTAAATAATATTATTTATGTAAATAATGCATTTAATTTTAATAAAGGTGATATACTTGCATTTAATAGTAATGGAAAAAATTTAGAAACAAATATAGTTTCAGATATACAGTATACAGTTGATGAACATATTCCAGTAATTATTCTTTTAAATGATTTAAAAAATAGTTATTCAAAATACACAACTAGAATATTAAAAGTTAGTGATAGTTCACCAAATATAATCACACCTCCTGATGGTAATGTAAGTATTGGTAAAAATACATTTAACAGTGACCCGATGGTAATGGCAACTCAAAATTACCCATCATTTAAATTACCTAATGGTAATCGTAATGATTGGAATTTAGAATTAGCAACTATGGGGCCCAATGGTATGCCCAATAGTTATGTTTATCAAGGTCAGCCGTACGGTGATTTAAAATGTAGAAATTCAAATGTAAGTAATCCTATGGGTGTTTTACAAGTTCCTGAATATGACGCACCACCTACTATGTTTGGAACTTGTAACGAAGGAGAAATTGGACCCAATGGTATATTAAATAATACATTTATGACTTCAAATCAAGAAGCAACTGTTTCACAACGTATAGATGACCTTTTATTTCATAAAGGTAACGCTCAAGCACAATTTTCACCAGTGCCTATAGATACTTTACCCAATGACCAAGAAGGTTTTGCTCATTTTTGTTACCGTAGTCCAACAAATTTGGTAAATCCCAAGTATGCCAGTATATTTGTTAATGATCCTGATAAATTCAAATTAGTTACAAAACTTGCACGTGCCACGGGAACAGAGAATGGCGGTGGCGGGGGTCGTTAAGCAATCACAAAAATATAATTTTAAAAAATTTAATAAAAATTGTTTAAAGTTATAAATATTAAATTAAATAAAATGACTTGTATTTTTGAAGATTGTAAAACAAGACCTCATTTTAATAAAGAAGGTGAATTAAAAGCTTTATATTGTTCAAAACATAAATTAGATGGTATGGTTGACGTATTATCTAAAACTTGTATTTTTAAAGATTGTAAAACAAGACCTAATTTTAATAAAGAAGGTGAATTAAAAGCTTTATATTGTTCAAAACATAAATTAGATGGTATGGTTAATGTATTAGATAAACCTTGTATTTTTAAAGATTGCAAAAAACTACCTGTTTTTAATAAAGAAGGTGAATTAAAAGCTTTATATTGTTCAAAACATAAATTAGATGGTATGGTTGATATAAAACACAAAACTTGTATTTTTAAAGATTGCAAAAAACAACCTAATTTTAATAAAGAAGGTAAAAAAAGAGGTATATATTGTTCAGAACATAAATTAGATGGTATGGTTGACGTATTATCTAAAACTTGTATTTTTAAAGATTGCAAAATACGACCTGTTTTTAATAAAGAAGGTGAATTTAAAGGTTTATATTGTTCAGAACATAAATTAGATGGTATGGTTGACGTATTATCTAAAACTTGTAAATCTGAATGGTGTAACATTAGGGCTACTCCTAAATATAATAATTATTGTTTAACCTGTTGTATTAACATTTGTCCAGAAATAACTGTTTCAAGAAATTATAAAACTAAAGAAAATGAAGTAGTGTCAAGTATTAAAGAATCATTTCCAAATTTTACTTGGGTTGCAGATAAAACAATAAAAGAAGGTTGTTCCAAACGCCGACCAGATTTATTATTAGACCTTGGTTCACATATAATAATAGTAGAAATAGATGAAAATAAACACCAAGGTTATAATTGTGAAAATAAACGAATAATGGAATTATCACAAGATTTAAATTTTAGACCAATTGTATTTATAAGATTTAATCCTGATTCTTATATAAAAGATGAAAAAAATGTTACTAGTTGTTGGTCACAAAATGGAAATGGTATTTTAGTTATTAAAAAATCAAAACAAAAAGAGTGGGAAGAACGTATAACAATTTTAAAAGAACAAATAAAGTTAAATTTAAATTACTTATCAAAAAAAACAATTGAAATTATAGAATTATTTTATTAAATAAAATAAAAATATAATTAATGGCATCGGATATAAAAAATTCTATAAAAAATTCTATAGATGATTTAATAAAATTTATATTATTACAAGACCCAGTTAAAATAGCTATAGGATTTGCATTAGGTATGGCATTTAGTAAAATTGGTTTAAGTATAATTAGTGATGTCGTTAATCCTATAGTTCATTTAAAAATATCAGAATTTAAAATTAAAGATATAATAGAACAAATTATAACATTATTTATTTTTATTTTAATACTTTATTATTTAGTTATTCTTCCTATAAATAATTTAAAAGATAGATACAATATTAATGTTAAAACTGCAATGTGTCCGTATTGTAAATCATTAATTAATCCATCTGCAACAAAATGTTCTTCTTGTACATCTCAATTAAACCCAAATTGGGTTGAAAATAAAGAAATTGTTATTTAAAATCAACATATATTGATTTTTTTTTAAATTAAAATAATTGTTTTAATTAACTAATTAATGAATTCTTATGGTAGTGCTCAAGGAATGAATACAAACGCTTCTCAAAATTTAGCACCATCTATTAGTGCTGGAAGTAAAAAATTAAGATATTACGACCAAGATACTATTCGTGATCCATATGCTCAAATTAGTAATAGTGGATTTACACCAATTGGAAATCTTAAGACTTACGGAGTTGCCAATATGTATGATCGTTCTGAACCTACAAATTTACGAGACCTTCCAGAACTTTATACAGTTCCTTATAATACAACACCATTTCTTGGAAGTAATACAACAAGTATTAAATACGTCGATAATGATTCTACTGAATTAAGACCTCCAGTATTTCAAAATAAAAAATCAGTAACTGATGTAACACAAATTACACTCCATCCAGGACAAGTATTTGTTGAAAATCCAGGTGTATCTAAAGAACTTAATAATTATTATGCTCAAGCAACTACAATTAATTTAGAAAAAGATAATTATACATATGAAACAGAACTTGATCCAGATAAATTAAGCTTAGGTCAAAATAATGTAGGTTTGCAATCATCTAGGTATATAAATCGTTGGGATATTGTAGATCCACGAGTAGTTCAAAATGTCGATAATATCGTAATGAATATGAAAAATGCATCTGGTCACGTAATCAGTTTACACCAGTGTGGTGTAAGTTCACGTAATGAACTTAGAAATTATGTTGAAGTTAATAATTGTTAAATTTAATTAAAACTTTAATTAAAATAAATGTTATTTTTAATGGCGAATATAATTGCTTCCGATGCTTTATTAAAACCTTTACCAAATAGACCAATTAACTACAGTAGCCCTAATTATCAAAATGGAACTGTTTCAGAACAAATAAATCCAAACCAACAACCTTTAGGAACTCAATTTAAAAGTTATGAATTAAATCAAGCATCTAATTATTGGACTCTTGACCCATTTCAATACAATATTACAAAATTTGATTATAACTTTCCCGATAAACGACAAAGCAAAAAAGAAAATTTTACAGAAGGATTGGTTTACCAAGATGTGAATTTTGAAAAATTACTTTCAAGTTATACATCTGTAAAAAAATCTGTAAATGATTTTCCAGCACAAAGTTATCACCGTTTTGAAGCAAACGATGGTTATTTTAATCCTCAAGAATCAGTTAATAATAGTGATCTTTGGTATTATGGCAGTGATCGTGTTGCTTTAGAAAATGGACTTGGTGTTGGTGGTGCACCATTAAATGTTCAAGAAGTAAATCATATTATTTTTCCAGAAGCACAACGTGGTGGAACAGATTCAAGAAATTTAACTAAGTATTCTTGGTCCAATACAATTGCTAAAGATACAGGTTCTTGGGAACATCAAAACGATTTTTCAATTAACAATAATCAAAATTGTCAATTTTTTAATTACAATAATGGATATAACATTGATAAAAATAATCAACTTTTTGATAGAGTATATAAATTTGATTCTGATTATTGTAGATCTATTGGTATAAATAGTCCATATGAAGGAAGTATGCCATTTAAAAGTTAATAGCTTAAATTAAAATAAATGTAAAAGTAAAGTATGGAATTATTTTTAAATTTATTTCAAAACAAAGAGAAATTTGTTCCTACATATTTTGATTCAGAAGAATATTATAAACAGGCAAATAATAATCAACAACAAAATTCAATAAATAATTTTACACCAGCACAACAACCTAAAACTGGTATTATACAAACAGGATACAATAATCCAAATATATCACAATGGACTGGAAATAATTATCCAATTGCCGATAATCAAACACTTAAAGAAACTCAAGAAAGTTTTATTCAACAAAATAGTCTTTATAATAAATCTGAAATTAATGGAATTCTATTAAAAGACTATTACGATAATTATACTAAAAATGTTCTTGAAAATGGTAGTTGGTTTCTTAATAAAGATATGCCACAGGATACAAAACAGTATCTTGATGATTCTCAGGTTCAACAGCGTATGGAAGTATATACAGGTCTTAGACAAAAAAGAGATCGTGAAAATCTTGGAGTTCCTAATCGTGAAGAAACATTAAATCTTTTTACACCAGAAGAACGCACTACAAGTTATGGCTATCAGTATGGACAAAGTGGTTCTGGCCCAGGATTAAGTATAACACGTCAAAAAGAATTAGAAGAATATAAATCTACACTTAAATTTAAAACAAATGAACAACCAATTGAAAAAATACATGTAGGAAGAGGATTAAGTTTAAATCCAGAAGTCCCCGCTGCCGGTGGTTTTCAACAATACACCAGAATTGTTCCAGACAATATATCAGATTATTCTTCAAATCAATTACCAGGTATGGTAGCTGGTGGAAAATGGATGATTAATGCACCAACAAGTCAACAACCAGTTACAAAGAATCATCCAAATGGATATTATTCACTTTGTCAATATGGTCCTGGACCTGGACGTTCAACAATGACAGCTGAAATGATAAGAGGAGATTATTCAGTTAAGCTTAAAAATCAAAATAGAGAAGTTATTAATTATGGTTTTGGAACACCTTTAATAACTTTAGATGATTATCTTGCAACGAATTAAAAAACTTTATTTCGTTTAACATTTTTAATTTAAATGTAATCAAATTTAAAATGTCTGAAGGTTATTTAATTGATAATTATAATTTAGATTTATTTAGTTTTACAAAACCTAAAAAATATAATAATGCAATGATATGTAAAATAAAAAATAATTCAAATGATGTATTAATTCAATTTCCAAAAATGAATGTAACATCATTTAATGAAGAAAGTGAAGAAACTAATTTATCTCTTGAATTTAAAAACGAAAAAGGTTATAATAAAAAAATTTCTGATTTTTTATCTAAACTAGATGATTTTATTATGAATTATATTACATTAAATTCAGAAGACTGGTTTGGTAAAAAAATCAAACTGAGCCGTATCACACAAATGTATAATAAATTTGTTAAAATTTCAAGTGAAAATAATTGCTCTTTAAATTTTAAAATTAAAGAAAATACATTACTTGATAAAAAAAATGAAACTATAAGTTTATCTGAAATTAAAAATGGAAATACACTTCAATGTATAGCTCAAATGAAATATCTTGTTTTTTCTAAAGATTCTTGTTTTGTAACTTGGGAATTATGTTCTGCAAAACTCTTTAAAAAAATAAATCACGTTGGTAAATACGGTTTTATAGAAGACCCAGAAGACAATTACGAAGAAATTGATGACAATATTTCATTTTTTTAAATTAAAAGAATTAAAAGAATTTAACGTTTTTTTTATAAATAAAATATAAGTTTTAAATATAACCAAATGGGAAATGAAAAATTATCTATCACTATATTTGCAATTGCGGCAGTTGTTTTAGCAATGTCAACTTTAAATGTTTTTAATCAACAAGAAAAATTTACTGAAGTTACTAATTACCAAAATGTAATTCCTAAATATTCTTCAGGGCCTAGTTTATCGGCTGCTACTAATTTAGAAAATTACCAAGATTCAGTTATTATGAATGTAGGAACAAGCACAGAAGATATTAATAAAACAGGTGCTCAGTATTATATCAATCTTCAAAATTATCTTAACCCAAGCCTTGATAATCTTGAACTAGCACAAAATATTAGTTCAAGACCTATTATGGCAGGTGTTCCTCTTCCAGGAGCATCAAGTTTTTATAAAAATGGATTAGGAGATGGGTATGCAAATAATCTTGGTCAATTAGGTGGAAATACCTTTCCATCAGTTAGTTACACCAATGATCGAGCTGCACAACTTAGCCAATGTGCTAAAGACCTTCCAATGTTTGCTGCCAGTAGTCTTCTTCCTAAACCATCAGTTAATGCCGATAATAATGCACTTTCACAATCAGCCGCTCGTGCCTTAGCTGCGTTTACTGCACTTTCACCAGCTGAACAAATTGGAGCAATTACCAGTAACAACACTCCATACTCTAAGACAAGCGATTACCGTGCACTTGACCAAATTAATTACAGTAACTTTCAGACACCTATGTTCGGTTCAACATCTGCTGGAGGTATTCCACCTGCATTCGGTCAAGTTCAAAGCAACCTCGATCGATCTGGTCCAAGCGGTTTTACAAACAATTAAAAAAAATTTAAAGAAATATAAATGTCTAAGTTAAATGTCATCGGAAATAGAAATTAGTGATATTAGTGAAAAAGTTAAGGAATTGGCAGAATTATCTAAAACTATAAAACTTATTCAAGAAAAACTTAAAATTTTAAAAAAAAAAAAAAAAGAACTTTATAAAGAAGTTATTCCCAAACTTAAAACAAATAATGTTACTCAATGTAATCTGTCATTTGGAACCTTAAAGGTTGTTAATACTAAAAGAAAAATTGCACAAAGTAAATTATCAATAAAAGATAAATTTACTTTGTTTTTTAGTAAACGTTCATCAGAACACGATTTTGTTACTGGTAATCCAGAAACAAAAAGTGAAATACTTTATAAATATATATATATTGATAATATTGAATACAAACAAGAAAGTAATTTATCAATGACATTTAATAAAGAGTTTAAAAATCAAATTAAAAATAATTTAATTTAAAGAATCAAAAGAAAAAATAATTAATTCTTTAAATGGATACCCTAAATGATTATTATCCACTTTATCCACAAAATCCCGATAAAGCAAATTTAAGCGATACAGAATCATCTGAGAATGATGATTATACTTCAAAATTAAAAAGTTTAAATGCTGGACGTAAAAGAAAAAAGGAATACGTCTTTGATGATTTTTGTTTAATTCACAGCGATAATTTATGGTATATGTGGTGTATCATAAATGAATTTACAGATACAAATAAATGTATTCTTTTAAATAGAATGAATTACCCAATGTTTTGTGCTATGTGTTATGAAAATTCTACAAGAACATAAATACTTAAGCACTTGTTAAGCATATAATAAATTTTAAAGTTAAACAAATTGATTTTAAAATTTACTTAAAAATAAAATACTTATAAAGGTAAGACGAGTGTTTTTAATGAATAATTATGAAGAAATAGTCGGAGTCAAGACACGTTTTGAAAATAGCAGTGAATCTGATTTATTTAATTATCTTTATTCATTTCAACGTAAATGGGTTTTAACAGATAATAAAAGCATAACAGTTTTAATTAATAAAGCCATTGAAAATTTTGGTCTTGACTCGGAAAAATTTACTTATACAGAATTAAATGAAAATTATTTAAAATGTCTTTACAATATTGTTTATCTTCAACAAGAAATTATTAAAAATACATCGGAAGAACGTTTTGAAGAAATTCAATTAATATTTAATAAAATTTTTGAAAGTATAGATTATTCTTGTAAAATTCTTAAATTTGGTAATATTTTAATAAATAGTTTTAATGAAGAAAAAAATTCTAATGATCTTGGCCAGCTTCGATGGATGCAACCCAATATTGAAACTAATAGTCCTTTTCAAAATTTATTACTTTATCTTTTAGATAGTATTTATACTACTGGGTTGCAACGGTACGGTGATTCACTTTATGAAAAAATTTATTATAAAAGTTATTTTACACACGCTTGGAAAGAAAAGTTAAGTATTCGTAAATTTATTTATGAAAAAACTGAATTTTGCCAAGATTATCGTCAGTGGCACAATCTTACAAGTAATGCAAGTAATATAAAAAATGCAACTGATTTTTTAGAAAATTGTAGAGATCCTCGTATCAGTGATCTTAAAAAAGACCGTCACGTTTTTGCTTTTAGAAATGGTATTTACAATTGTAAAGAAAAAACTACCAATGGTTACACTGACCATTTTTATGAATATGGTGCAGATCTTACTAAAAGTTTAAATTTAGATATAGTTGCTTGTAAATTTTTTGATTGTAATTTTAATAATTTTGATGAAATTGATGATTGGTATTATATACCTACACCTTTTTTTCAAAGTATTTTAGATTATCAAGATTTTGATGAAGACGTATCTAGGTGGATTTATGTTTTAATTGGTAGATTATTATTTGAATTAGGTGAACTTGATAATTGGCAAATAGCACTTTTTTTAGAAGGTGTTGCTGGTAGTGGTAAAAGCACTATTACTAAAATTGTTAAAAAATTTTATGAAACCTGTGACGTTGGTGTATTATCAAATAATATTGAAAAAACTTTTGGATTAAGTTCTTTAAAAGATAAACTATTATTTTTAGCACCTGAAATTAAAGGCGACCTTAAATTAGAACAATCTGAATTTCAATTACTAATAGAAGGTGGTGATATGCAATTACCTGTTAAATACAAAGAATCACATTATATAGAATGGAAAATTCCTGGGCTTTTTGCAGGTAATGAACCTCCTAATTATACAGATAACTCCGGTAGTATCAGTCGTCGGTTGGTTGTTGCTAAATTTCATAAAAAAGTAAATATTAAAGATCCCGATCTTGATTTAAAACTTAATAAAGAACTTCCAAGTATACTAAAAAAATCAGCTTGTGCTTATCTTAGTGCAGTTAATAAATTTCAAGGTCAAGATTTTTGGTCTAGTTTACCTGATTATTTTCGTAACACACAACGTGATATGGCTCAAAATACTCATTCACTAGAACATTATATCAGTTCTGGAAAAGTTGTATTGGGTGAAGAATTTTATTGTCGTGAAAAGAATTTTGTCCAAGCATTTAATGAACACTGTAAAGAATGTCATCTTGAACGTCATAAATTTACAACAGATTATTATCTTGGTGTATTTGGTAATTACAACATAACAGTTAAAAAAAATATACAATTAAAATACCCAAATACACCAGGTAGTCCAAGTTATCAAGGAACATTTATTTTTGGTGTAGATCTTATTAATGAAATGGGTGAAAATTTAGAAGATGGGTTTTAAAATAAAAATAAAAGTTATATATAAAGTACTTTTAATGACAACTAAAAGTGATAAACCAATTTTATCTTCTAAAAATTTATTTATTAATAATGATACACAGGAACAAGTAAGTCAATATTTAGATAATATATGTTCTGATCCTAATTTTTTATGTAAAAATAAAGAACTATGTGGAACTAGCACTACAATTTATACAAATGTTGAAAATGTTAATAAAATATGTAAGAATATAGCACTATCAAATAAATGTGAAAATGATTTTAAAGAATGTCTTATTTCTACAACAAATTATTTAGATGAATCTAAAAAAACTATTTCAACAAGTTTTGTAAATATAATTATTCCAATACCAAATGAAGTAGATGATCAAGGTAATCATAAATTTTTAAGATTACCTGCATTAAGTGGGAGTAAAAATAAAAATTCTCAAGATATTTGTGATATATGTGAATGTATGAATCGTTTTGCAACAAGCCCTGGTGCAAATAATAGTGATACATCACCCGGCCAAAACCAATGTTTGTACCCAAGCTCTTTTGAACATTTTTATTATCCTACTTCAATAGAAAATATTAATAATATTTTATCAAATACACCACCAATAATTTTTGGAAAATACAAAGTCATTAATTCAAATATTATTGCTGCATCATCTGAAGAAGCACTAAATGTAGATAATTTATATGAACTTTTATTAAAAAATAAAATTTCTAAATTTAATGCTATTAATTTTATTAATAAACTTATTCCAAAAAAAGTTAAAGAATTAAATACTTATATATTAAATAAAAATAATAAAAAAAATTTAAAATTTAAAGAAAATTTTTATGAAAATATAACAATCTATTATATTGTATTTATAATTTTTATAATTTTAATTTTTTATTTAATTTATCGTTTAAACAATTAAAAAAAAGTAAAAGTAATTAAAAAGATGTCAAAGAGAACTATATTTCCAGCAAAAGTAGTTCCAGAAATTGAAACAAATTATAATAATTTAGTAAAATGGATTCCTTTATTATGTGCAGGTGCTGCTGCAGGTATTAGTATTATTGCTTTAAAAGAAATTAAAAATATTAAAAATGAAATGCTTACATTAAAAGGTAAAGGTTCCGATAATTCAGAATTAAATAAAAAAATGGAAAATATGGAAGAACAATTAAAAACTATAACTAGTTATCTTAAAAGTAAAAATGAACTACCAAAAAGAACACCTCCGTTACCTCAACAACCACCTTCACCTCAACAACCACCTTTACCACTTCCAAAAGAAAATACAATTATTAAAAATGTTATTAAAGAACAACCAGAAGTTAAAATTATCAACGAAGACGAATACGAAGAAATTGAAGTTACCGATGATGAAGCTGAATAAACAAAGTTCAACAAAACAAAGTTTAACAAAACAAAGTTTAACAAAACAAAGTTTAACAAAACAAAGTTTAACAAAACAAATTTTAACAAAACAAATTTTAACATTATTTTAATTTAATTTTTAAATTAAAATAATAATAAAGATTAAAAGCAGATGAATCCATTACAAAATTATAATTTTGTTCCAACAACTGTAAATGGAAACCAATTTTTAAGTTTTCGCCAACCTGGATATTATATGACTGATTATCGTAATAATAGTGATCTTGAATCATATCTTATAAATAATATTACAGGTAATGGTGTAACAACTGGTCATAAACTTAGACAATACCTACAAGATAACGGAAATGAAATTACTCAAGGATTCTTTAAAACAAATGCTCAACAATTTCTTAGTATGCAAACTTTAGGAGCGGCCAATACTTGCACTGGTTCTGAGCCTGGTGTTATCTATAGTGGAGGAAAACCTCTCGTAAATACTTTAGGACAAGAACAACAATTTGGAGCTCAATGTAATGTTCCAGGACAATCTTGTATGATGTATTGGGAAGATACACCTCTACCTCAACAAGGACCACATTGTATGGCACCTCCTAAAAATAGTAATCCATTTGCATTACTTAGATAATAAATTTTAAATTAAAATATTTTAATTTATATAATGTTTGAATTTGCAAAAAAATCAACTGAGAATTTACTTATAGCTGCTATTATTTTTACATTTATATTTTTAGGTTCTATATATGCTAGAATGATAAAATTAAGTTTTATATTTTTGTTAATAACTGCACTTTTATGGATAGTATTTGTAGAGGAAGTTCGTCTAGAACAATGTAACGCAGCTTGCCCAACTAAAAAATAAATTTTTATTTTTTCTTTTTTAAACCAGTTGAATCTGTTTTAACAACAGTTACATTTATTTTTGATTTTTTTTTAAGATCTTTACTTTCAGTTTCTTGGGGTATGTCGTGATTTTTATTGTAATTACGACGATGATGTTCCCACAGACTTGGACTACCCATTTTAAATTTACGATCTAATTTAGCTTTATACCAAAATACTACATCTTCTATTTTATTACTTGTAGTTCTATTATTTAAAACTAAACATTCATAATTTTCTGTACACTGAGTCAATACTTCATTAAATGAATCAAAATTAGGGAAAATTCCAAAAAAATGCTTATATAACTTTTGTTTATTTTCTAAAATGTTATCTCTAAGTATAAAAACATAATCTATTTGTCCTCTCAGACTAGGTGGAAGATCCATACAATACTGAAGTGTCAGCATAAAAAATATACGATAATGTCTTCCATTCATAAAAATACATCGCATATTTTTATCACGTGTCCATTTATTATCAAACATACAATCATCTAAAAGCATAAAAACCGAATTATTAGTATTTTCTTTTTCTTCAGATGTTTTACATTTTTTAATAACACCTTGCTGGTGTGTTATAATTTTTTCAATTACTTCTGGTTCATATTGACCATAAATAAATGAATCTGGTATGTATTCTTTATAGTGTTCATTAGATTCTTCTGTTCCACTCATAACAACTCCCATTGGTATTTTTCGCATATGATAAAGTATATCTGTAACCAAAATACTTTTTCCTGTTCCTCTACGCCCTATAAAAACACATATACGACAAGGATCTATCGTCTTTGGATCAAATTTTTTAATATTAATATTCATTTATTTAAAGTTTTATTTAAATATGTTTCATTTTACGAAGAATCTTCATCTTCTACGACCAAAACTAAATTTCTTACCAAAAAAAAGTTTTCCAAAAGAAACACCCATTTTCTTTTCAGCTATCTTAGAAATTGATCCTTTAAAGACAAACATAAGAATTGCTATAATAATAACTATTGCAATTATAGGAGCTAATATTGCAAATGCAGCAGATGAAACTAATCCAGAAATAGCATCAATAACACCTTTTTGTTCCGATTTTACTACTTGTTTACTTACCGCTTCTGTAGCATTATCAGTTGATGTAGTAACTTTATTTCCAATTAAAGCCTCAGATAAAAGTTCAACTATTTGCTCTGAAACTATACTTTGATTTATTTCAATTGGGCCCATTGTTCCACAATCCCATTTTCCTTTAATTTCTAATTCTCCTGTATTAAGATTATCTAAAAATCCATTTACTTCATTAAAAGTTTCATTTGTAATATTTGTTTCTACGATGTTTGATATTTTTTGATTAATTTCTTGTTTAGAATTTTGAACACCTATAGATGTTGCTAATGCAGCTTGAGTAGATTGTGATGATTGATCAACTGAATTTTTTAATGCAGTTTTCATTTGAGATTGCAAGTCTGCTTGACTTGAAAACTTCGCCATTACTTTTACAGCTTGTTTAGCATTAATTTTTTGTGTTAGATTCAATCTACAATTTTTAACATCAGCTTTTTCACCAATAGTAATTCTAAAACTATTAGAGTTAGTGTTTTTAGCAGATGCAGAATTTGTATTTTTTGTTACCATTGTTGTCATAGATTTATTAAGAACTTCAACTGTTTGTTTAACGCTTGAACTTTGTGACGAACCCATTAATTATATTAAGAACAATTATTTTAATTATTTTAATTAATTAATTAAATAAAATAATTATAATTATAAATAACCAAATATGTCGAATATAACAAGTTGTTGTATGAATTATAATAGTAATGCTTGGGTTGTTATGAATAATAAGCTATATGGCATAACAGTCATACTAGAAACAGCAGCTGCTTGGAATTTATTACCAACCCCAGGACCTGTTATACATGTTACGTGCGCAACACGAAATAGTAATATGTTAGGAATTGTTACAAGTGATAATAATGTATACACAGCAACAGTAAATATCTGCACGAGCCCAGTATGGGTTAATACTGGTGTAAAAGCAAAATCGTTTAATCTTTGGTCTGATGGTGAATTTGCATTTATTGGATTAGATAATGAACAATATAGAAAAAGAGCTACTACTGATAAATTGCCAAGACACGTATCTGGAGCATATCCAATAGTTATAAACGATTACAATATATCATATAATTCTTGGGGAACATATTTAGGAAATGATGGAAAAATTTATTTTGATAGTAATATGCACACTGGTGATCATAAAAATCCTAAAAATTGGTGGACAGCTTTTGTTTTAGATGTTCCAGGTGCAACCTCTTATGCTGGACAAGATAATGGTGTAGTTTGGGTAGTTAAAAATGGAACTTTAATATTTACAGAAAATTTTCGTGCAAAAGATGGCGGTTTTAAAAATGTTAAAGATGTTGGTCCAGTAAAAGTAGTATCTGCAGGTAATAATCGCAATTTTATTGCCGTAACAACAGACAATAAAGTTGTATGGGGAAATTATGATCAAGCCAAAGGAGTTCAAATGAATAATTTAATAGATTTAAATGTATCCATTCCCGCATTTATATCTTCTAATAGTTATGCTTCACTTATGAATAGTTTTTCAAATCCAAGAATTAAAGATATAAGCACATTAAATGATGGCCCAGCATCATATATTCAACGGATGGCAAAATCAGGTATTACAGATTTTTCACCATTTAAATTATTAACATTAAATGATTTAGTAAATATTGGAAAAGCAAATAAAGTAGCTTATACTGATCCAAATTTTGAAGGAAAAGGATTTAATATATGGATAATGTCATTTAGTCCTGGAGACCCTTATCTTCCTGTAGGAGATTGTTTTATTCCTGCTACTGCAGATATTAATCAAGTATTGTGTATATTAGTTAAAAATACTAGTGAATATTGCACACTTATTGATGCAAAAGATTACAAACAGTTGGGACATTCGTGGGATAGACATGATAGGAGCTCAGGTTATACATATAATATGGGAATTAAAGCAACTAATTTACCGGGTTGTCAATATAAAGTAAAATCTGCAACTACTAATACTAAAACTAAAGAATATAAAAATACAGGCAATTATTTAATTGGCGATGTTTGTGGAGGAGGAAATCAACAAAGTGGAGATGAAGACGCTGGGGGAAATGTGTATTGGCGATCAATATACGGTTTAGCTGGAAATTTTATTCTTGTTTCAGGGTTATCTATACAAAATGTTAATACAACGGGTATATCATCTACAGAAGCAACAATAATTGCAGCTTCTAGACTCAGACCTTTTGTTGCAGTAAATCCACTATATCTTACAATTAGAACCGATATGGACCCAAAATCAGCACAATTTATGAATACTTATAAACCTGGTAATAATATGAAAGACTACTGGAAAATTTTTAGTACTAGTCCTTTTAATACATTTGCTATTTCTCCTGGTGGAGATATCAATTCAATACCAATTGGTTTTCAATATGTCGATTTTCTTCCAATGTATATGGTTGCAGCAATTTGTGGAGATAGTAACGCAATAAAAAGTATGGGGTTTTCAAATAAAATTAGTCCCGCAGCTCCAATAAATTGCGAATCTTGGATGGATACTTATATGAAAATGAATAATTATGAAAATATGAAAAAATCACCTGTATCTGATTGGTGTTCACAAAAAGGGGCTAAATGTGATGATAGTTTACAAACATTTTGTACTATGGGACCAAATGGCACAGTTTATACTAAAAAAGATGCAACAGGAGTTCCTTCTGCACAATTACCTATGGGAACACCTAGTAAAGATATACTCGCTGCATATCCAAATAGTATATTAGGTATGTGTGGATGTTTTATGCCCACTGATTATGCTATTGGAACAGATTATAATGATTTAGTAAAGGAAGGAATGTCTCCAAAAGACGCAGCTGAATTTATGAATTTATCAATAGGAGGAAAAACATATCAAATACCTGCATGTTATGAATCAAATTGTACAAGTAATCCAATTAATCGACAAGCATGGAAAAATGCTCCTGGGGGTTGTCGATCAGTTCAAATTTGTATGAACAAATCAGTTATAGAAAATGCTGGAAATATTACTGGTAATATAAATGTTAAAATGGATAATAGTTGTCAACAAAATCAAACAAATGTTGCTGCAGCAGCAGGACCGGCAAATACTTCAAATTCTGCCGCAGGAGATGGGGTTACAAATGTTACTGCAAGACAAAATAATATTAATACAGGAAATGTTAGTAATAAAGGAAAAATTACAGGTGATTTAGCAGTTGACCAACAAATTAAAGCAGAACAATCTGTAACAGCAGCTAACGTAGATCCATCAATAGCACTTAAAGCAGAAGAAGAAAGAAAGAAAAATGCTAAAGCAGAAGAAGACAGAGAAGCTAACAAAAGAGCAGAAGAACTAAAAAAATCAAATGCATTAGCAGATGAGGCAACAAAAAAGCAATTAGCATCTCAAGGCACAGGTGTAGTTCCACCTCCTCCAGAAAAAGGAGGTATGTCTGGATTAATGATTGCTATTATAATTGCTGTTATTTTAATACTACTAGGTGGTGGTGCATTTATATTACTTAAATAAATTTATTTTTTATTTTCCCCCCACGCCTTGGCCGCTTCTGTAAATAATTCACGATGTGTTTTTTTTGAATCTTTAGAATTTTTTGCAAAATAATTTTTCATAAAAATGTTATATTCCGATGGTTTTCTGGGTTTCTTTTCCTTAACAGGTTTATCTAATATGTTAATTTTATCTTCAAGTTCTGTAAGTCTTTTATTAAATTTCTCGTAATCAGACATTTAATAAAAACCTTTATTAATTTTTTTTTTTTTTTACTAATTAAATCAAATTTTTTTCATTTTTTTTTTTTTTTTTTTTTTTTTTAAAATTTTTTTTCTGTTTTTTTTTTTTTTTTTTTTTTTATTTTTTTAATTGGTTTGTGGATTTTATCCAATTTTTTTTTTTTTTTGGGTTGTTCTTTAAAGAAACAACTTTCCT